AAAAGCAATATTATAAGTAATTGTAGCGTTAGTTGCACCTGAACTTGGTGTGGAAATTTTTCCCCATTGCAGAATTAATCCATTCGCAAATTTTACATATCCGTTTTGCGCCAAGGAAGCAGCAATAATGCCACCATTGTTAGCAGCACCTACAAGGCTTTTTACGAACGCAGTAGTCGCAATTTGGGTGTTATTGGTAGTAGACGCTGCGGTCGGAGCAGTAGGAGTGCCTGAAAACGCTGGAGAAGCAAGCTTAGCAAATAATTCTGCATCAATACCACCAAGTTTAGAGCTGTCAGCTGCAGTTCCAGAAACGTCAAGTTTATCATCCAAATCAGAAGCTAACGCATAATAAGAAGCTTCTTTGCCATTCAGTTTCAAACTATCTAAAGCTTGCCCATCGGAATCAAGTTTGTTACCAAGCTCGTCAACTAGTTCATTTAAAAAATTAATTATTTCGGGAATCGTAGGTGTGTTTGAAATTCTTTCTAACGCCATCTGTTCGACCTTCTTTCAAAATAATAAAAGCCCTATCCATATCAAATGAATAAGGCTCTTCCTGCGAATTTTGCAGGAGCATGTAAAATTGTATTGGTACCGCTCATGGTGATACCAACCTCAACCTTGACATAATCGTTTTCGTTTTGTTCATAAACACCGAGGCAACATTTGTCTGTCGCGATGGTAAGAGGATAGAAGCCGTCTACAGCATTCCCCCATCTTGAATCAGAAGCAGTAAATGTCTCAACATCTATGCTGATACCGACAGAAGCCAGTTCTTGTTTTGTGGCATAAGTATCGGTAATTACATTGCCGTTAGCATCTTGTGTTGCTTTGGTAGCACTATCAGCAGTACCAGCATGCTTAACCGTCTTGGCACTGTCAGCAGTATTATTGACCTTGTCCAAGCCAAGCTGAGCTTTGGTGACACCGTGTGGATTTTCCTTGTCGTCAACGTGAGCCGTCAAGTCACCATCATTAGCTTTTTCTTCAAGTTCGCCTAATACAAAAGCTTTGACCTTGTTCCAAAACCTACCCAACAACGGAATTGTGATAACATCATCAATCTTATCCATCTTAATCTCCTTTCAAAAAATAAAGAGGGTTGGGCAAGAGCCCAGCCCTCTATATTATTAGTCAGCGATTAAGCGAACAATGCGTCAATGTCAGCTTCGGAAGCAGCAACAAGGCTAGCCAGTTTAACTTTTTCTTCGGGAGACATCAAGCCAGGAGCTTCGCTAGTAGCTTCGCCGTAGGTGGTATCGGTGAATTTTGCGTCAGCCGGTACGGAAGCTTCAACAGTGAAGCCACATTCAACAGGTACGCCATTGTCAAAGTATACCGGTTTGTTGGAAGCACCAGCGTTGGTGGTCAATTTTTCAGCAGCAGCTACGGTAGCGGTTGCGTCAATGTAGTTTTTGTCGTTTTCGAAATCGGAAACTTTAGTGGGAACACCAGTCAAATCGGAGTATGCACCGGAAGTTGCAACAGCTGCAAATTCAGGTTTGTTTTGTACGCCGTCCCAATCAACTTTGTCAGCAGTGCCAGCAGCATCAACTTTAACTGCTTTCACGGAAGCTTCGAAGTCGGTGATTTCAGAAGCGGTGTGGGTGTGAGCAGCTGCGGTGAATTCGGTCGGTTTACCGGTTACGCCTTCCCAAGGAACGGAAGCTGCGGAGCCTGCGGTGTAAACTTTAAATGCTTCCATAGTGCCGAGTTTGGAAGCATCGATTACGCGGTACATCAAGCCGTCGCCGATTTGTACGGAATCGCCTACTTGAACGTCATCAGCAGTCAAAGCGAGCATTGCTGCTTCGTTTTCAACTACTACCAAGCGTTCGAGAGCAGCTGCCGGCAAGTTGTCAATGGAGATAACGCCAGTGATTTTGGAAGCGTCCAATGCGGTTACGTTCAGAGCAACTTCGCTAGTGCCGTCGAATGCAACAGCAGCTGCAGTAGCACCACCGGTGATGGAGATGTTTTGAGCAGTGGTCAGTTTGCCAGCTTCAGCAACAACTTTTTCTGCGTCAGCGGTGTTTTCTACTTTATCCAAACCGATGTTGGCAGCATTGATTTCTACTTGGCCTTTGCGGTATTCAGCTTCAGCAGAGCCTTTGATACCGGTTACAACGCCACCACCAGTAAGGCCGTCGATTTGGTCTTGTACGGCTTTAACATCATCTTTAGTAGCGTACAGAGCGTCAGCGTTAGTTTTAAAGCGGGACAACAGTTCAAGAGTTACATATTTGATTTCAGGCATGGTTTCAATCTCCTTTAATAATAAATTTTCAATAGTTAAGCAAACAAAGCGTCAATGTCGGAAATATCCGCAATGACGGGCTCGACTTTCAAGGAAGCGAGCCATTCCTCAATCGTGCCTTCAAATCCACCTTCTACTGCGACTTCGTAAGCGGATTTGCCGTCAGCACCGGGTTCACCTTTCAGGTCCTTGAGCCACTGTTCGACAGTACCCTCGTACCCATATTCGACGGCAACGTCGTAAGCGGAAGGACCGTCCTCGCCGTCCCTACCATCCTTACCATCAGCGCCATTAGCGCCGTCCTTGCCGTCAACACCATCTTTACCATCTGCACCTCGCAAGGAGAGCATCCAATCTTCGACGGTGCCGACATACCCTTGTTCAAGAGCAATGTCGTATGCAGACATACCGTCTGCGCCTGTTTGTCCTTGAAGGCTCGCAAGCCATTCAGTCTCTGTTCCTCTAAAGCCGTGGATAACGGCAACTTCGTAGGCGCTCAAGCCCGGATCGCCTTTGACGAAGCCCGTGCTGATTCTGCCGACAAGTCCGCTCGTACCACCAGGCACACAAGAGGAAACTTGACCACGACAACCGCAACCAAAACCAAAGGAGTTCGCATCCTTCACAACATTGAACGGCTGTGAAGAAATCACGGTGTCAGTGTAGCCGTTTGGCATACGCAAGATTACGCTGTATAGGTACTTGGCGAATGACAAGCACTCCGTGTCAAGCGGGTCAATGATGATTACGCCATTGACAATCTCCTTCTCGATGGTAGCCCTTTTTGCGTAGTGGCCAACTTTTACTGTAAAGACTAGTTCGCCGTCAAAAGTCCGCAGGTCGATTTCTTTTCCGCCCTCGTCCAACAAAGTAAAGTTAATTACAGCGCTGTCACCGCGGATAAGTTCGATTTCATTGTTCGAAACTCTAAACATTCTTTGCTCCTTTGCACTTATTGATGGCCATAATCATTGCGGGGGTGCCCTACATACAATCATTCCAACACCTCGCTTAAATAAAAAAACCTGCATAATGCAGGCATTTTCACGTGATGAATTTAATTTTTTGTGTAGTCAATCGCAATGAGGTAACCGCTGAACTTGGCAACGGAAACAATATAGATGTTGTCAGCATCCATGCTAACACCAATAACTACCTGCTCCTCAAGCCCTGTATCATCGGTCTTATAAGCCGCAAGACAAGAATAGCCGTTGCGCTTAACTGACAGTCTCATCATACCCTCGAATTCGGACCAGACTGCGTCACTGTCAGTAAACGTAACTTTCTTAATCTTTGCGTTGTTGTCAATCAAAGTTTCAAAGTATGCTCTATTCTTGCCGTCAAGAGCAGTAGCATTGAACTTGTCCCTTACCTCCCACTTGCAGGAACCATCAACGACTTCCTTAGTTGCTATGCTCGGCCATTCAGGCTCGTTGACGTCAGACGTGCCTTCTTGAGTGCAGACAAGCACGTATTTACTGGAAAGATTGGGAGTAGTGATTACTTCACCAACGGAATACTTATAATTCGCCCTTCGGATATTTCCTGCAATGAAGAGGAAATACAGCTTGCGGTCATACCCGTTCATGATGTAGTTAAAGAATTCCATCGGTGGCGGTTCGCTATCATTCAGATAGCCCCAGCCACGAATATAGCTTTCGTCCGGCATATTGAGAATTTCGCCTACGGCACAACCGCTGGCAAAAATCTTCTCGTAGTCCGGTTGTTGAACTGCTGCCATTAAATTAAGCTCCCTTCTATGCTAAGTACACGGGCGAAGACACCCTTGCCCATGGGAGCAAAGCCCCCCACGTTCCTGCCGTTCCGGCTGAAACCGAATGAGCCGTTGTTACTGTCGAACCAATAAAGGTAAATAATACCGATACCAGCACCACGGATAATCAAGTCAAGCGAATTGATTAACTGTAACTCATTAGGTGACACGTACCTGCCAATACCGATACGCATCTTTGCGTTACCGCCGTTGACTGCAACAATCTTGTTGACACCGAACATGCGCTTAATGCTGTCGATAGTGCTTTGGCGACCGCCGTCCGTATTGTTCTTGGCAATCTTGGACATTATCGCAAGCCTGTACTCGCTGTCCTGCAACACTGCAGAGCCAAGATAAGGCTCGCCGTAGCGATAAAACCTTGCCTTGCCGAAACTGTTGTTGCCGTGGTTAGGGAAACCAAAGTAGTCAACGGACAATGAGCCTTCGACTGTTCGTGAGATGTCAGCGACTTCACCGCACATATCAAGCTGCTTGCCTACCGCAGTATCAGGCCAAATCTCCGTACGTATCTTACGTTTGAGTTCCGTGTGAAACTCAAACTCTTCTCCTGCGATTTCGAGTACCGCCCTGACGTTAGGACTATCCTCGAACTGGCACAGGAGCCGTTCAAGCATTTTCTTTGTAATGGTCATTTACAGCTCCATAGCCACGGAAATGTCGTCAACGCTGAACGTTGCAACCTCACCGCGGTCGATGGGAATGTCACGCTGGGTATATGTCTTGCCGCCGTCGCATGAAACTTCGACGATTAGGTAACCAATACCGCTGACATTCTTGTAGATTGGACCAACAAAGCGCTGAGCAATAACGTCCTTGCCCATGCCAAAGCTGTTTCCAGCTTCCGCAACAAGCTTCTTAATCGTGTTGACCATATCGCCAGGAAGGCTTTCTTCCTTGTACTCATACACAGTAATTCTGACCAGTATGGGAATTTCCACAGGTCTGTTAAAACGAACCAATTCCTCTACGCCTTCGCTATCAGTAACAAAAACTTCATGAAGTCCGTTCGTGTCAATTCCAAGCGGGGCACGGTTAAGGATTGTTTCCGCAATCTCAATGTCGTCACCGCCGTGAATGATGACCTCAATTGAGTGAGGAAGCATATCGTCAACAATTTCGTCCGTGCGGTTTTCAAAGACAGTACAATTTTGAACGCCAGGCAGTTCAAGAAGCGCCGCCCTAATGCTTTCCTTCATGCTTCTACTGTTGCGGAACACAGCAGCGCCATAACGTTGTCTTAGCTCCGTGGTAGTCTCACGTTCCCTGCCAACGTAGGCTTCGCTTTCATTGCTGACGGAAAACCAGCCGTCATAATTCGTGTTAATCGTAGTAACACTGTTAAGCGGCGGATTGATTGGTCCAGAGTTCTCAGCAATGAAGCGTACAGGACTGCCGACTTCCACTACTTCAAACAGCTCTGACGGCACGACGTTACCGCCATATCTTCGTTCAGAGCGCCGTAAAACCATATTCCCATTGTGGACACTGCCCACCCAGCCTGTCGCCTCTGTAAGCTGTACTAATAGCTTCGAGTAGACGCTTGGCACGTTGTCTTCGGCAGTAGCTTCATAGGAAATCCGGTAATCATCGTCGATTATGACATCATACTGGCTCCCTGCTGACACACTTTCAATACGAAGTGCAACGTTCACACAGTTATTAAGAGTGATGAGCGAAGCGCCGTCAATGTTATAACGTTCGCCGTCCTTGCCCTTAATTTGGCAGTTGTACGGCAAAATCGTACCGCTCCTGCCATAACACACGCAGAACATATTGGTATGCGTAGCATCTTGACGAAGGATATTGGAATAAATCAACGTGTTGTCGATACTACCCTCATCTGCAGTCACAGGAGAACGTGCGTAGTAATCGTATTCAGCAAGACCCCACTGCTCGTCGCTCGCAAAAGCGATAAGGTCAACGAGGATACCTGCAACGCTGTTAGGCTTACGGCTGACTGCGTGACCAAGCTTGCTTTCAAGCCTGTTGAACAAATCTTCCTGAATTTCCGGAAAGCGCTTGCGGTTGAAGCCCTGTGGTGTTACGCCATAATTATCTGCCATAACCGAGCACCTCTTTCCTCGTCACCAATCCATACTCAGTGGTAGCCTCATACTCAAGTTTCATGACACGTGTTTGAGCATCATAGTCAACATCAATGCTTTCAACGCTCTTAACATCGTCAACGCTCAGTATCTGCTCTCTGAATATCTGTCGGATTAGCTCAATATTAGGGTTCTTGACGAGCACGTATTCCAGATAAGGGACGCCGTGCGTGGTATCAAGGAACCATTCGCCTAAAAAGGTAAGAAGCTGGATTTTTATCTGCTGCGCAACACGCTCTGCATTATCGATGGCCAGGAAATCGCCAGCCTTGAAAATGAGGTCGTGTTTCTGAGCGTCCAGCGCAAAATCAATTGCCATAGCTTACCCCCTTAAAATAAAAAATATCTCGTCAAAAATTAGTTTTTTTGACAAGATTATGCTTCGTCATTATCAAAAACTCGACTTTTTGATATGATTTTTTAACTTTCACCTATTTAATTTGGAGCACTCGTACTTCCTCCGTGCGGACAGCCGTGAGTATGTCCGTGCAGCGAAGTACCACTTGCCGTAACGTCGCCGTCACAGTCAATATTACCGCTCATACGACTCCTACCGCTGCAGGTGTAGTTGCCTTCCACGTGAACATTGCCCTTGATGTTGACGTCGCCGATAATGTTGACTTTGTTCGACGGAGTAACGCTGATGAGCGTTCCTTTGTTGATGATTTCAACATTTTCAGCGCTTATGGACTGCGCAGGACACATTCCGACGAAACAGACAGCGTCAGTCAAATCAAACTGGCGCGGATCGTGGTTGTCACTGCTGCCCTTGCCAAGCCATTCGTCAAGCGAACGCTCGGAAAAGATTATCCAACAGCTGTCACCGGGCTTTACGGGATAGGTTATCTGTGAAGCTCCTGCCCTTGGCATGAATACCGGTACTCCAGTAATCAGCGGGTATTCGATTGAACGACCATCTGCCGTGAAATACATAATGGGCGGTTTCACGGTAGCCCTGCAAGTAGAGGCGTCAAAAGAAACAATCTTACCGGGAAGTGAAGTATGTGCGAGCGACAGCTGATGTTTTATCAGCCTTACAAGCTCGTCACTCTGCTTATTGCGCATTATTCATTTCACCGCCAATCTCGTAAACTTCCATATCGGTGTACCAGTCGTTGCCGGCATAGGTGCCAATATGTTTGAGCGTTTCGATTACAAACCAGCCAGTGACAGTCCTGCTTTCCACGTAGATGATGTCTCCGGGATTTAACGCAGGCTGCAAGAGGCTTCTAAGCTTCCAGCCAGCCTTGCGGTCAGCCTTTGTCTTCTCAACCTCTCTCGACTGTTCCTTGTCGATACGCTTTACGCCTTTTACGATACGTTCAGGCGAGCCTATCAGTCCACTTTCCTTAGTGAGCTTCAAGGCATAGTTCTGTGTAGTACCGCCAATCTCAATGATTTGCAGTACGTTGTTCTGGATTGACCAGTTAAGCCTTGTACCGGCGCAAACCTTGTCAAGACAGCTCCTGCCAGGACCGATGAACGAAAAGCCGTTGGCAAAACGGGTGAAGGTCAACCCCTCGGCATAGGTTACTGCTATGCCCATGTCGGAAGCTATGTCGTCTATGACCTTCTGACGGCTCACACCGGGAGCATAAGAAAGCGATACCAAGCTGTCACGGATAGCCTTCTGGCCGTCCGAAAGCTCCAGCGTGGTAATCTTGTCGCTTCCGCTTAACCGTGTCCAAGCTCCGACAACCTCACCAACAAAAATCCGTCTAAGTCCCACATCTTCAGAATAGCCAACTTCAAGAATGCAGACGATGTCGTCACGTTCAAGCTTCTTGGCCGTACTGTCAGAAAGATTATAGACCTCGACACGGCACTTGTTTGTCTGCTGCGTGAGGTCCTTGTCGATATCAAAGCTTATGTTTAAGCCTTGTTCACGAGGATTTGACTGTAAGAGCACTGCGTCAACGTCATCTCCGACAGTCAATCGGTAGATTCTGTCAAACTGTGCCATACATCTCATCTCCCGTAACGTAGATAAGCGTTGCCGTACCTTCCTTAAAACTGTTCCTTGTCAGCTGCTCTTCCTTTGTGATTACGAAGAACTCGCCTTTAGGAATACCAGCCTTGTCGTTATGATGGTTGAACATCACAGGAAAATTAGGTACGAGCTTTAGGTTTTCCAGCAACGGCTTACCTTGGTAGTTATATAAGTGCATTACCCAAAAGTCCGCTATGTGGTTCCATACGAACCGCAGGCGGTATTTTTGGTTTTCTAAATTAACGCTGACAACAATATCGTTAGCGTCGTTAAAAGTAATCTGTTGTTTTGCCATGTCAATCACCCGAACCAGCTCTTACAAGCTTCAACAGTCTGTTCAAGCCACGATACCTCGGTGTCAGCCTTGGTTTCGTTGACAGCATTCTGCTTGGCAGCACCGCCGTTTGCCTTTGTCTCGCCCACTCCGTCCTGCATTTCTGCCTCAACGATTTCGGGCGGGATTTTCGTAGTAAGAACCACAGCCTTGACAATGCTTTGGAATGAACAATCAACCCACAGGACTGACTTGCTTTCGTCAGACTTGGCGAGCCTACAGGAAGTCATCACCATATCACGAAGGATTCGGTCAGGTCTTACGATCGTAACAGGCTGTTTTGCGTTACGTATGGCTTCGAGCGCCGCAAGTCCGTCGCTGAACTTGTGCTTACCCGTACCATTTGTCCAAATCCACGTCACAGGAAGCGAGGAAATGCCAATTGTCATATTGACACGCATAGGCTTGTTTACGATGTTGTCATGGACTTCTGAGCCGTCCTCAACGGGGTGTGCTGACACGTCCTGCTCGTACATAACTTCATAGGAACGCACGATGTCAACGCTCAGCTTGCCGAACTGTGTCGGCTTGTTGGGATTGATACCTAAGATATCAGCTAACATCTAAATCGCCTCCGTTGCCGGTGAATCGAAGCCAAAGCCTGCGTCATAACCAATGTTCGATATGCTGTCAGCAACAGCGTTACCGATACGCTCAGGAGAAGCGTTGGTCTTGACGTTGACGTTGACGTAGTTGGTGTGCTGGCTGTTGTCAGCATAGCTACGTTTGCTTGCAGTATTCACGATGTTGGAAGCAGCGTACCTGTTCACGGCAACATTGCCCGTCTTGGCATTATCGCCCATCAGTCCGCCAATCATATGTCCATAGGCTTCCTGTTGTTGTGAGCTAAGCGCAGGACCATGTGCGGTTGCGCCGTTGGCAACACCGCTTATGGTTTCATTAACGGGAGCAGACACGTTCGCTTCCCACCACTTGTTAACGCGTTCACGAATATTTAGCGAAGCTACCTTGTCCTGAAGCTCACCAATCCAGCCAATACACGCCTTAACCATATCGATGATACGCATGTCAAGGAAGTCAGAGACAGCTTGCGTAACCTCGTCCCATTTTGACTTAACGCTGTCAACAAGCTCGTTCCATTCGCCAAAAGCACTGCCGAGCACACTCTTGCCACCCTTAACCCACGTGTAGAAGTCCTGAATTGCAAGAATAACAGCAGTTATTGCAAGTGCTATCAAGGCAAATTTAGCGAATGCAATCAATGAAGCACCTGCAGCCTGCAGTCCTGCCCATTTATAGGCAACAGCAGCTCCTTGTGCAGCAAGGTAAGCATTCCTAACACCAATCAGCACTGCTTTGAGCGTTTGGTACATCGTAATGATTGCCCCAAACTTGGAAACGGCAAGAAAAGCGCCTGCGTAAATCACAAGAAGCCTAAATCCTGCCACGAAGTTGTCAATGTCAACGTTCTCAATGATGGTAGCAACGTTTGAAAGCCCTCGTGCAATCATGCTGACCGCACCGGTACGCTTTTCGATTTTATCGAAAAATCTGCCTGCAGCATTCAGCATACGTGTATAAGCTTGGTCAACTCTCCATTGTGTCCTGCCCATTTCGGACCGCAACACATCAGACTGACTTCTGATAGCCATAAACACATCATTAGCAGTAAGTTTGCCTTCTGCGCCCATACTGCGTAACTGACCAACGGAAACACCCATACCGTCAGCAATGGCACGTGCCAGCCTACGGGATTGTTCAAGGATTGAATTCAGTTCGTCGCCACGAAGTACACCAGAGGCAAGTGCTTGACCTAACTGAACAAGCGCCGCCTGCTGACCTTGCGCAGAACCACCGCCAAGCACCATAGCCCTTGAAACGTCTTCAGTAAATGCAAGCACTTCTGCCTGACTCTTTCCAAGCTCCTTAGAGCTTGAAGCCACGGAAGCATAAAGCGTTGCCGTAGACTGGTACTGTTGACGCGTAGCTTGTGCTATGCGGTAGATTTCACGCTGTGCATATAGCGACTCTTCCTGACTGTCGGATACGTTGCGTACCTGGTCGTTGATAGCCTTCCACTCGTCTACAATGCTTATGACATTACCCAAAGAAAAGGTAATGCCAGTAAACGCAGCAAGCTTATACATGCCGTTGACAAGCCCGTCAACCTTTGATGTTGCTCTATCAGCACTGTTGCCAATATCTGCAATTGCCCTGCCGGAGTTACGACCTGCCCTTGAACCTGCAGTTTCAATACTGCCAAGCCCTTTTTTAAGATTTCCTATTTTCGCATCTGCAGCTACAAGTGAATTCTTGTCGAGCTTAAAGCCGATGGCAACAAGTAAATCTCTAATTACCATTTATTCACCTTCCCTTCGTCTTGTTGGGAAGCTTTCGCATAATGTGCTTCTGTGTCGCTCTTCATATCAAGCAGAGCGACCATTTTTTGTAGTTCATACAGGGTTACTACCCCTGACTTAATCTCCGTCCACGTAACAAGTCCTGCCATAAGCGGACGATACACGACCATTTCGCGGATTAGGTCAGGGCTAAGCTTACCCGGTATCTTTATTTCTTCTTCGCCGCCTTGTTCAGGACACCAGAGAGGCTCGGAAGATACCCGAAAAAATCGGAATAGTTTACTTCGAGGACGAAGTACATCACTTGAAGCATTTCTGATACCCTGCCGGCAAAGACTTCATCGAATACGTTTCGGTCAAGTCTTACGGGGGTATCGTCAGATTCACGTTGAACGCTCACATAGTCTTTTTTCAAGATACGGTCAGCAAAGCCTACGAGTGTCGCACCGTCAAGCTTGCCACCGATACCTGCGATTACAGAGCCAACATTGATGTCTTTTTCGAGCAAGGGCTTGTCGTCCTGCTCAATTCCTACACTACCGAGTGAAGAGGTCACTACGGCCTGCAGGTCACCCAAAAGCTTCAATGCTTCCAAAGGCGGGAATTCACGGACATAATATTTGTTACTGCCAATTTCACGAGATTTTAATTCCATTAGTCATGACCACCAATCAAAAATGCTTCGTCAGGAACAACAGCAAGGAATTGCCACTCAAGCGCACCGTCGCTTGCAGTCTTGCCACGCTTGAAGGTAGGTTTCTTTACAATCCACGCCTGGTCAGACATCATTACGCTTCTACCGCTAAGGTCTTTGATTGCCAAGGGCAACAAGCCTTTTTGGGAGACATTGTCTGCGTCATGAAGCAGGCTCAATTTGTCGTTGCTGTCAGAGGATTGGAGCAAGGTCACAGTAACAAGCTTCAGAACGCTGTCAACGCTCATGCTTCTTACAATTTCTTGGTCACAGCCAACAATGGCTTCGGTGCCTTCTCCTCTGGTTTCAACATTGACGAAAGTACCTTCTGCAAAGCCGGTCATGATTACAGGACCATAAATAACATTTACCTTTTTAGGGTCATAAGTTTTCAGGGCACTCATAATTCACACCTCACGCAATAATCAGATTTTCATAGGTCAAAGAACCGGTGATTTCTACAACGTGGATAGCGCCAGCCAGTCTTGCGGTGAATTTAACATCACGCAATACGCGTTGAGCCTTGACGTTCGCAGAAATGTTAGCTGCAAGCGGTACTTCGATTACATAACCTGCATTCTTGTTGCCGTATTCGTCATACTCTGTCGGAGCGATACCGCCACGACGTTGACCGAGAGCAAGCACGCTGTTCAAAACGCTTTCAACCAAACCGATACCCTTGTCAGTGTACGGAAGCTTGTCTCGATTGATGAGCATGCTGAACATCTCAGTCTTGATGGTTTCTTCGAGCCAGTCACGGAAACGGATTACGTCAATCCATTCACCAGCGGCAACCTTGCCGTTTTGGGTAATGGAAATATTACGGAACGGCTCAAAGGTATTGCCGTTCTTCTTGGTAATCACGTTATATTCGTTTTCACGAAGCTTGTTAGTGGTAAAGCCAGCTAATTGTTTGTTAGCCCAGGTTTCACCACCCGGAAGAACTGCGAAGCAACGTGCAATAATGCCAATTTCAGGGAATTCAGTTTCCGCCTTTTCGTGATACCACCAATGGGTACGGAAGTAATTACGAGCTTGAAGCAAGCTACCGGTGTCGGTATCTGATTCAGCGTTAAGAACTGCAGCTTCTGAAATCGCAGTACCATACAGTTTGGTATGCGCTTCCGTCCAGTCCGCCATTTCAAGAATGTCTGCTTGTTTACGGCTGGTGTAGATAATGCCGTAGAAGTCATCATCTGCAGCAGTGATGAGAGCCATATTTTCAGCAAGGCTGAGATTAGACGCTTGTTCAACAGAAGTAATATCAATCAAGTTATTACCACTCACGACAAAGGAATGTGTCGGGTCAACAGCTTTGATGATTAGTTCTTCTTCAAGAACTGAAGCTGCATAAACAGTATTCACTTCCTCATCTGCCATAATTACGTTGGACAACTCAGTAAGAACTGCTTCAACATTTTCTTCACCGGTTGCGGTATAAGCAAAGGTTTTCTCTACGAGATTACTGTTTGCTCCAAGGCTTGCAATGGTTACTGAATAAACACTACCGTTAACAACCGCATTGGAGACAAGTTTAAGTTTAGTGGTATCGCATTGGATACGACCTACTTTAACTTCTCTCGGCCTCGGAGTTTGACTGAACGCATCGTTGACAGCAATATAGATAGGATCGTCTGCTCGAAAACCAAGTTCAAGCAGTTCGTCGCTGTCAGTCACGTTGAGAACACGTTCCAAACAATTCGCATGAGGACCGACAACCATCATGGTAGAGAAGCCCTCGCTGGAAATCCCGGCAGTATTAAGAGCGATTTGAACATTTACAACTCTATCAATATTTGCCATTCTCAAATCTCCTTATCAATTTCAATTTCTGAGATAAACTCAATTTTGCCCGTCTTGGGCTTGTCTTTTCCGCCATGGAGCAGTAAACCGCCAACCATAACCTTGTCAAACCAGCCAGGCTCGTCAATTGCCTGTCTGTCATAGGATATGGTCAAGTCAATGTTGCCCATCTCCTGCCATTTCCTGCTATCGAGCAGTTCGGAGATGTCCTGGGTCTCACTGAAACGATTTACCGCAATGTTGGCAATGAAAAATTCATCTACAATAGTAGGTCTGCACAGGTTAGTTTCAATCATCGACAAGGTTTCGATTGCTCCCCTGCCAATGCCGGTAATGCTCAGCGTAGCTTCGACCAGCTCCACTACCCTAACCTCTCCAGCGTCTTCGTTCCACCGTTCCTCAACGCCAAGTCCACGCTCGGCTAAAAGGTCAATGACAATGTATTTATCAAACTCTACCGCAATGTCTTGCTTTGCCAGCACCACGTTCCAACCGGGAAAGAGTTTGTGCAGTGTTTGTGCGAAGAAGGTCAGCACCTTCAAGCGCACGCTTTTATTACCACAGCTCAATGCGTTGTCACCTCCACGGCTAAAGACTTATAATGGCTGATTACTTCGCATTGATAAGCATCGCAACCGATGACTTCATACATTCTGCCAAGCCACACGAACCTGTCAGCCTGTTGGCCAGTCATCTGTTCAGCCATGTATAACTCCGTGTCAGAATAAACCTTAACCGCTCTTGCACCACGGCGACCTTCAGGCAGAGCCTGCATTTCCGTAGCCTTTAACGGCTGTACACTCGCCAGTACGTGCAGCTCCACTACGGGAGCATCACGGAAGATACCGTCAGCGCCAAGCGTAGGTTTACCATTCACGCGAAAAACTTTTAACTTTTTACGAAAACTACTCATTTCTATTCTTCCAACCTTTCAGCATACTGTAACGAATAGATTGCTTTAATCGACCAGTATCTTTCAAAGGTTTACTGCTTCCTTTGCGCCGAATGGTAGCGGGCGAGTTAGGCACGAAAGGTCCTGTATCGATTTTACGTTGAACCATTCCTTGAACCTCTTGCCCGACCAGTTTCAGCGCATTATCACTAGTCAATGCACCTTTTACGACGGCTTCACCTGCGGTCCAGGCAATGTCACCTATTTTTTCTTCGTTCTCGTCAAAAGCTGAACGAATAAAGCTTCTTTCGGGAATGATGATGGTGCTACTCATACCGTAGTGAGTTTGCATGAAGTTAGCGCTTCGCCGTTTGACGAAGCGACCATTACGTGCGAAGCTTCCATCCTTGCGTATTCTGCGATAGGTGATTATTGCCCTTGGTGGCTGGATTATAGTTGCGCCGAACTCATGCACAGCTGCAAGCCGTGCCATGTCCATCTTTCCATCCTTGGTCTTTTTGCCGTCAGCTTGGACACCGACAGTAACACAAGCATCATCAAGGCTCTGCAGTGACTTTACGAATTCAAGCCATTTACGCTTGTCGTCAACAACAGCCACTACCAAACCTCGTTGCCACGGCAAGTACGCACATATCCCTAATGCGTCTGTATTCCAAGCCGTAGGCAGTTTTCTCCAGCAGGTCCATGTCCCCACTGCCCTTATCGCTTCCAGAGCCTGTAAAGCCATAGGAGCGAGCGAGGTCACCCTCTTTCTCGCTTATAACACTACCTGCGACGAGCTTGCTTGACATAGAGCCGTCTGAGCTTTCCTCGACAACCTTCCTAATCACAAGCTTGTGTGCAACAAGATTAACTAAGGCCTGCTCGTACAGTTCGCCGAACTGGCACTTGCTGACAAGAGGCTCGCACAGCTTCTTCATCATCAAGATACGGTCGTCAGGCTCGTTCAGTTCAGGCGCAATGAAGTGGAACAGTTCAAGGAACCTGCTTTCATCACAGCAGTCACAGCTGCAATTACAAGACATGTCATTCAGCGTTGTTAATCAACGCAATGATTTCTGCCTTGGTACCAGCGCCGGTAAGGTCAATGCCTTTTTCTTCAGCCAGTGCCACCAGTTGGTCCTTGGTCATCTTATCCAAAGCTTTTTCGCCTTCTGCTTCGGCTTTTTCAGCCTCTGCCTTTTCAGCTTCTTCCTTGGCTTCAGCTTCCGCTTCTTCGATAGAATCAACGATACGAAGTTCCTTCGCCTTGATGTAGTTCTTGATTACAGGATTTTCTGCAAAGCTGTCTGCAACTTCTTCCACTTTGTTGGGAGCGATACGGACATCACCGATTGCAATCAAGCGTGCACAGGTATTTTTAATAAACATAAGAGGTAACCGCCTTTCTAAAAGTTAAGCCCAACTACTCGAAAGAGCGTTGGGCCGTAGTCTGAGTGAGTGCTAAAAAGTAATCAGATGCCTTCGCATTTAGCGATGGACATCGGATAGTAAACGAGGATGCCCGCAATGGAAGATTCGCAGGGAACTACGAATTCAAGATTTTTTTGTTGCGGAGCATATTGGGTGAACGCCAACGGCAAGGTCAATTCCAGAGCGTTCGGGTCGTTACGATAAGCCATCATAACGTCAGCGCCATCGGTACCGATACCTTTCATTTCGTGTACTTGTTTAACTTCCTTGATGTGCGGATTGTTTTCGAGGAAGTAGTTAAGTACGGTTTTACCATTGGTGTCAGGCACTTTCATAGTGCTGATTTTTTGGTATTTTTCGATGGGCAACAGCAAGGTATCGGGAATTTCCACGCCATAGGTAGATTCCACAATCAAGGTAACAATGCCGTTCATGTCTGCCAAGATTTCATCAGCAGTTTTGTCTGCCCAGGTAATTTTGCCGGAAGCACCAGCAGCAGGAACATAAGCAGAGATGTTCGGATGGTCAACGATACCAACGATTTGATGTTCCTTGTCGCCTTTGAAAGCGATTTGGTTAATGCGTTGGTCGTTAGCACGACGAGCTGCTTCTGCCTTACGGGTAACCAGAGGTTTGCCAGTCATACGAGCGTGACGGATATCTTTGGTATTGTAGCCGTAAGAAGTACCGATACCGAATACACGAGCAACGGTACGGGTAGCCTTAATGTCAGCACGCGGCAGGTCATCAGCATAAGAAGCAATGATTTTTGCCATGCCTACGGAATCGTAGCTGTCAAAAGCAATGGTATCTGCGCCCGGGTCAGTGTCCATAGCCACGGGGAAGATTTTCATTGCGTTGTTTTCCGGAACTTTTACGTCATAGGTCTTAGCCTTAACAACTTGCAGTTCTTGCGCAAAGAAGATGCTTTCGTCGTTTGCAGCATCATTTTTCAAGAGGCCAGTCGCACGGATCGCGCAAAGGTCTTGTTCATCATATTTCATGGTCATTGTAGTGTACCTCCTAATTAACCGATTTGCACTTCTGCCAAGCCAGCAGCTTTGGTACCGGTAACGAATACGCAGGGAATGCCGAGTTCAGCACCATTGGAAGCAGAGAACACGCCGTTCACAGCATCGAATTTTGCTTTGGCACCAGCGTCAACAGCACCATCACACATTACCCAGATACGGCCTTTGGTCATTACGTTAACGCAGTAGCCGATGGGGAAATACGGGTCTTCTTGTTCTTTGTGTTCGTGTACAACGATACCGATAGCTTTAGCGCAGTCGCCTTCAGCTGCCACAGGTTTAACTTGTTTGCCGGGGTCAGTGCCACGCATTACAACATTAGCGGGATACAAGGGAGCTTCTGCTGCGAAGCTGTCGATTACTTTAATGGAAAGGTCAGCGATTTGACCAACCAGCGCAGGAGCCATGATGGGATTGTAGTTGGTTTGCATTATTATTTACCCTCCTTCTTTTGGGCATTAGCAATCATTGATTTGCGGCTTTCGTCAGCATCATACTTGACTTCGCCGTCTTTACGTTGTTGTTGAGCTTTGGCTTTTTGCATTTGAGTAACTACAGGATTGCTGTCAGCTTTGACAAGGTCAGCTACTGCAAATTCATAAGCTGCATTGATGTAGTCTTCGGACTTGCCGTCGGCATTGAAGGAATCACCACGAACAGCCTTAACAACAGCGATTTTCAGCTCTGCGTTGGAAAGACCGTCAGTCTTTTCAACCTTAGCTTTCTTAGCCTTTTCTTCCAGTTCTGCACGTTCCTTGATTTCTTTTTTAGTGTCGTCAACCGCTTTTTCAACAGCTGCTTTCTTGTCAGCTTCAGCAGCGTCAAGCTTGGTTTGGAGCGCATCACGTTCAGCAGTCATGCCGTCCAGCTTGGTCTTGGTGTCCGCAGCGTCAGTTTTAGCAGTAGCCAGTTCAGCTTTAATGCCGTCCAGCTCAACCTTGGAAGCAGTCACTTTGCTTTCTGCAGAGTCAGCACGAGCAGTCAACGCGTTGATGTGTGCAGCAACAGCGTCAGCTACTTCAAATTCCACAGAATCAATTTTGATTTTGGACATTTGGATTTCCTCACTTTCGTTTTCTTCACTAGTTTCTTCTCCTGTTTTTTCACCTATTTCTTTTTCTTCTTTTATTTCTTCACTTGCTTCTTCTTTATTTTCATTTTCTTTT